ATGGGGGAGCTGCTAAGCAGAGTCAAGCGGTTGGAGACGACTATCCTGGGGGGTGCAGGAGCTATCATAATTTTGCTATGCAGCCTGTTGTTCAAATGAAATCCCTTTGGGCGGCTGCCGCTGCGAGCTTGGTTTTGTCTGTGGCAGCCGCCAATGCCACCGACACTGTCACGAATACGACGGCCAGCAATACGGTTAGCTCCTCTTCCAACACGGTTAGCTCGTCGTCCAATACTGTCAGCAATACGACGGCAAGCAATACGGTTAGTAGCAACAGCGGCAGCACCGTCATTGACAAGTCTCCAAGCACCGCCTCTGCCCCCTCCATCGTTGTCAATAATTCTGACGTTTGCGTGACTGGCCTTAGTTCTGCGATTCAAACTTCCGTTTTTGGAGCGGCGGTTGGTACTACTGTCAGAGACAAAAACTGTGAGCGGCTGAAGCTGGCTCGCAGTCTCTATGGTATGGGCCTCAAGGTCGCAGGCGTTTCCCTCCTCTGTCAGGATGTCAGGGTGTTCAATGCCATGAAACAGGCAGGAACCTACTGTCCGTATGATGGCAAAATAGGCCGTGAAGCAAAACTTTCTTGGATGGCTAACCCAGAGGAATCACCGGAAGGCTCGAAGCTACGGGCTGACGCAATTAAGATTAAAGAAGCTGCGGCAGAGAAAAACGAATCTATCGACGTTGAATCTGACGACGGGTATCCAAAATGATGCGCCCTCACCGTTTGGTCACAATTCTTGTCGCGGCGGGTTATTTGTTTGTCCTTGGTGCTGCTGTTTTCATGTTTGTTGGAATAGCAAACGCTGCAAATCTAACAACCGATAATCTTTCTCCTGCCATGTCGGACATGACGGCCTCCGAGGGAACATCAATCGGCACAGGTACAGGTTGTCAAACTGGAAAATATTGCACATCAGGCACGGTCGAGGGTGGTGGAACCTACACTAGCAATTTCAACATTATTCCGTTGACGCAGGCAGAAATTAATCTTGGCTTCACGCTCAACACTGGCGTAACTATTAACTCACATTCCAGTAACGCAAGTCTGCAAAGTTGCACTGGCGGCGTCCTGCAACAAGGCGACTGCAAAGATATGTTTAGCCTGACGGTAAATTTTAAAGACGGTGAGACAATCGTCGAGACTTTCAAGCACGAGGAAGAACTTGACTGGTCTGGCCTTCAAGACTTTAGTTTCACAGATACAGTCGGTGCCAATTCTTACGGGGTTTTGACGGTTTCATTTGAACTCTTTGGAATAGACGCTGGATACCCGGTGGGCTATTTCGGTCCACAGTTTAGCAATCCGACTATGACATTGGATTATCAGACGGCTCTGGTAATAACTAAAATACCAACGGTGATTACCGATTTGACCGAGACGGTAATTGAGACTGAAATAGAAACGACGGACATTACTGGAACGACCCCCGTCTTGCCGACATACACCGTTGCCAGCGCAGCGACGTACACGACTTCCGCAGCGCCTACAGTAACCGCCGCACCTCCGTCAACAGCAGTAACCGCTTCGTCGCCCCCTCCTGCGGATGCGGCAGTTACGCCGTCCATGTCAACAGCAGCAACCGCCCCTCCTGCCGCCCCTACAATTCAAGCCGCCGCTCCCGCCACGGAGACACAACAGGCGGAGACACAACAGGCGGAGGCGACGATTGAAGCTGCGATATCGGAACCAGCAGCAGCCGAACCAACAGCCGAACCAGTCGTGGAAAAAACAAAGACAGCAGAGAAAAAACCTGCGGCTAAAGCTAAAGCTAAGAACCGCAGAGCTGCCCCAACCACTGTAGTAGCAGCGCCCGTCTCCCCCGTTGCCGCTGCGGCGCAGAGAGTTGTCGCTGCAATAGCTCCCAGCCAAAAGTACGGCGCACAGGCTCAGACGGTGACCTTAGTTGCGATGGGCATTATAGGGCAAAACAAAGGGCTGCTCAAAGGAGCAGGTATCCCAGATTCACCAAAGTTTTTTAGCACAAGGGGTATTCCAGACGGCCCCTCGATGGTGGACCGTATGCAGAATTATCTCGTGTTTGGCACTAGTAATGGCCGACATAATGCGCTTGTCGAAACTCAGTGGAGAAATTAGATGGCTGAAGTTGAAGTTGGTGGCATAAAATTCAAAGGCGGCAAGATGATTGCGGTCGTGATGGCATTATCGACTTTGGGCGGGTCTGTTTTCGCAGGGGCAGAGGTGTATGCCAGGTGGGTCGCAATGGAGAAAAAGATATCTTCTTATTCTGCGCCTGACCTATCAGGCATTCGACAAGAATTAGCAGTGCAAAACGAAACCGTCGACGCCGTCAGGAAAGAGATGGCTTCGGTAAGATTAAGAGTTGGCGAGATACAACAGCTCGCCCGTGATCTTCGAGACGATCAGCGTAATGATTCCGCAAAACTCTATAAATCAGTCGGCGGCGTAGACAGAAGGTCCAGAGCGGCAGATGCCGATACGAGATCCGCGATGCGCCAAGCAGAAACAACGCTGCGGTCGATTACTGCGAGCGCGAGCGAGAGGTTTGATTTGAAAATTTCCAGCGTAGACAAGAAGCTTGACGCTCTTCAAGCAACTTTGAACAAGAAACTTCAGCGAGCGCTAAACAACCCACTTTTGAGGAAATAGAATGGCTGATGAAAAAGTTGACAACATACCAGACAAAGCTGCGTACCAGGTTAATAGGCGTTTAATGTGCTGGGCATCGCTGGGCTTGATGGCCGCAACAGTGATTTGCGTTTTGCTCAACCCTGAAGATTACAAGTCCGCTCCGATTGGGCCTATTTTTTATGCCCTGGGTGGCCTGGTCGCCGTGTACTTCGGGGCGACCAGTTTTGCCCAGGCTAAAAAATAATGATGGGCTTATTCAGCGGTATCCTTGGGCCTATCGTAAACGGCGTCAAAGATTACGTCATGTCCGAGCAGGAAATGAAAAAGGCGGAGAAGCAAAACAAAGCCAGGCTTCTTCTCGACACTAACAGCAACAATCACGATTGGGAGATGGCTAACCTCACGGATAAAGACAAATGGTTGCGGCGCATCAGCTTCGGCGTCTTTGTCTTCCCGCTCATTTGGGCCGCTTTTGATCCGATTGCCGTGCAAGCCTATTTTCAAGTCGCTCTCACCGTAATGCCGGACTGGTACATTCAAATTGTGCTGAGCATGGTCGGTGGCATCTGGGGGATCAGCGTGCTGAAAAACAGCGTACCAGCGTTGATCGGCGGCATCACAAAGGCGGTACGAAAATGACAGTTATATATTCACTCGAAGAAGTGGTCGAAAATCTTAAAATCGAAGAGGGCTACAGTGCGAGCGTTTATGAATGTTCTATGGGCCACGCGACGATAGGGTACGGGAGAAACATTTCGAAGACAGGGCTCGGCATCACGGAAGATGAAGCCGAGGTTCTCCTGCACAACGACGTCGAGCGAACGGTCGCTGAGCTCGAAAGGGCTTTGCCCTTTTTTGCAGGACTAGATCGACGTGTAGGCGGCGTTCTCATCGAGCTTTGTTTTCAGCTGGGTCTACCAACTCTTTTGAAGTTCTCGAAAACACTCGGCCACATTGAGCACGATGAAATTCCACAGGCAGCGGACGAGCTTTTGCAGAGCAGATTTGCGGAGCAAACACCAGCTCGCGCAAACAGGCTTGCCGAGCGGTTGAGAACTGCTAGGTAACGGGAAACAATTTGGGAAACAAAAGGGAAATAAAAGCTTCTGTTACTGGCAATTGATTTAAGATAAGCTCAGCGACGGCTTTTACGAGTAGTGAGGTTTTCCGTCATTTATTCGTTTTCGAGTAACTAATATCTCGTGGATATGCTGTTGCGCTACCAGGCTGCGCTACACCCCGACGGGCTTTAAGTAATTGAAAACAAAGAAGTTCGCAAGAGACTAAATGGTTTGGGAAACAATCGGGAAACAAAACGGGTAGAAGCGTTGCCTGTTTTTTTAGCCTTAACGGGCTGTGCTCCTTGTAAAGGTAACTATTAGTTACTATATTCGTAACTAATAAACACGAGCAAAGGAGAGCCAAATGTCAAAATCAAAAGTTATAGAAAGTTTCAATCAGTCCAATTCGCAAAATAAAACCCTTAAAGTAAAGGTAACCTGGAGCCCATCGAAGGCTCGCATAAAACGCGCGGCCTACGCGGTCCGTGTCCGGGGTCAAAACCCTGAATGGCTGGCGACGGAAGAAGAAGCAATTCAAAGAGCCCGGCAAATTTTAGAAATTTTTACTGGGGGTAGTACGACGTTCGAATCTGGGACACTTCGCGCTGCGGTCGATCTTTATCAAAAAAGGATTAAAGAAGAGTATGACGAGGGCTGCATTGTCTGGGGTCATTTTCGCGATAGTGACGCAAGAGCGCGCGCCTTCGTCGATGTAAAAGAGCGTATTGTTAAAGACAAATTTAAAGACCTCCCGTCACGTCACTGGCGGTGCCGCAAGGAGGGATATTATGAAAAGGATATACACGGCAAATATCTCAACAATTACACACCGAGGGTTGTTGACGGCAACATTTTCGGTCAATTAAAAACCGCTGACCTGACAAAAGACGACTGTAAAAATTTATTGAAAGAATTTTCACATCGATCAGACAGCACGCAAAACGAATACAAACTCACATTGATTGCTGTTCTTGATGTAGCGAAAGAAGAAAAGTGGTGTCTTGAGAACCCAGCTCGAAATATCAAAAACAAAAGAAAAAAGTATGGGCAGACTGAACAAGAAATCGAAGACGCGCCCCTAGCCCCCTTCCCGCCACATAAGATTGCGGCGGTGATTAAAGCTGCTGAAGATGCTGAGCAAGTGCACGGCAATATTACATGGTGCTTCGCACTGGCACTTCTTTTTCTCTGCCGTACCGGGCTACGATTTGGCGAGCTGGCTGCATTAAAATGGAAGTATATCGAATTTGATAACAAAAGAATTTTAGTGCGTACCGCGATAAGAAAAGATCAGCACGGGGTTGTGGTTGGTGCGCCAAAAGATACGAGCAAGGATAAACGCCGAAATCACAAAGAACGTATTATCCCGGTCGGCTCTTCGCTGATTGCAAAACTACGAGAATGGAAGTTGCGGTCACCGTGCTCTGATGCTGAGGATCGAGTTTTTATTACCCCTAATTTGAAAATGTTGACGAACTCCTGGCACCTTCGCCAGAATGTTTTAAGAGCAGCGTGTAAGACAGTCGGGTTTAAACCATACCCGGAACGGGAAATGAAATTGCACGAATTACGGCACGTCTATGCCTCAAATTGCTTTGACTTTTACGGTGAAAATTATAGCAAAGTTGCAGAGCTTTTAGGCCATGCGAAGATCGATACCACGCGAGACATTTATTCTCATTGGTTCGATGATGTTGAGCGAGACATTGTGGATGCCGATGGCATGGAAGCGGCCTGGGAACGGCGTTCCCAACAGGTGGGGTAGTGAAGCAGCTCCCCTGCCCCATTAGCCACCCAATCGTGAAGACCCAGAGCCTTGTTGCAGTAGCAGCAGGGCTCTTTAGGTATCGCTGGCTTGTTCGTGTCTTTGTGTTTCGATTGCGGCATCCAAAACTCTTTTTGCCAACCAATAAAGCTTCTGAGAGCTCATAGATCTTTTTAAATGCTTTCCCTCGGCGAGGATGTGCAACTCACCGAGGGTAGGCCAAACGCACAGCACATCATTCCGCTGATTTTGCAATGCGCTCAATTTCTGTCCTGGGAATGTAATAGTTCCGCGCGCCAAAAATTTTGGCTTCAATTTTCTTCGTGTGGATCATCCGATAAATGCGCGCCTTGTCCGTGGCTGTGTTTTGCCCGAACAAAAGACGGCAAGCATCGCCGACGCTCACCAGCAAGCTCTGTTCATTTGAAATCATCTGCGCCGCCTATCTGCACTTCTGGTGGTTGCGTGTCGAGCGTGACCTCAAAGGACATGTTGCCATCAGCATATTGCCAGGCACCGACCCGGTATGTGCCAGGCTCGATGGCCTGTTGGATGACTAGCTTACCATTGCCCCAATTAGGCTTGCCCTTTTGAAGTGGCTCTGTGCCCTGCCAGCGGTCCTCATTTCTAAACGTGCTGCTTTTTAGGACGGTCTTAAATCGATCATTCATTTACCAGTACTCCTTTTCTTTTTTGCCATGCTGCTAGAACTTCTTCTCTCAAATGTGGTGTATTCGTTAGCTGTTTTAACGTGTCTGTGTTGATGGAAACCCACGCCTCGTGCATCACGATGGTGTTGTGTTTTTCAAAACCAGCGATTGCCTCTGCCACCCATGTCGAATAATCGGCGGTCGCTTCGCTTTCATCGAACGGAATATCTGCCGCAATTTTTTTCACTGGCTGTGGCTTAATCTTCGAGCCCGGCAATTCACGGACAGGGGTAGCAGCCTGACCGTCATCGTCGTCGTCTCCGACGCAGCCAATCATCGCCAACAATCCATAACGGCGAGCGTATGTGATGCAGCTCCCCATTTTTTGGGGGTTGTTTTTTTCCGCGCAGTACAACGGCACGCCGCCGTCCTCGATAAAACTGCCGGAAACATGGATCACGCGAGTGACCAACCGGTCTACCTCTTCTTCGTCACCTGCAACCACCATTTGCATAATGGCGAGGTTGTGTTTTTGCAGCGCAAGTTTGGCAGCCGAAAGGCAGCCACCCAGCGTCGGGTAGGTGCCATAATTTGCTTTGCCGTCTAAATTTGGATTATCCATTGCGTTAAGCGCAGAAATCCAGTCCGTCATAAAATTCGGCGCATACGCGTCAATTTCAACCATGTTATTTTTCAATTTGTTCCCCTCCGACATTTAAATAAATCCCTTGGTCTGTCGCTATGTCGTATTTTGCGTCCTTGCCGAATGTCCTCCCAACGACTTTGCCGGTTAGGTATTCTTTATTTTCGTAATCAAAAAAACTGATCCTGTCGTTTAACGAAAAAAATCTGTTTTCCAAATCAGCCTCCAAACGATTGCCTTCTTTCCACTTTGATTAGCGCGCCTCTCGCCGCTGTCTTCGATCAAATTCAATCTACCCAGCTCGGTGACCCTGGGCCGCACAGACAATATCGAATGGCCGAGAATTTCTGCGACCTCGTCGGCTGTAAGCCCGTCACCAGATGCCGCGAAAGCTGCTCGGCACATTGAACGCAGAGTCGGGGCTGTTTCCGCTATGGACTCAGCAGCAGCGTAGCTCGTGTCTCTCCCCTGCGCGCCGGGAGACTGTGGGTACATCATGGGAGAACCACCCAGATTGCGAAGAAGGTGGCAAACATGAAAAACCCAGCGCAAAATTCAATGAGCCTCATCGTATTGATCCTTTGCTGTATCAAGGCTTATTTTGATGGCCTGTTGTTCCCGGTCTATTTCATCGAGTAAGCCACCTTTCCCGTTCGTCAGGGGTGCGTCATCGCCGTATTCGATGATCAAATTTTGGCGGTGTAGGTACTGATGCCTGTCTTCCAGCCACTTAACGACAATCGCGAGTTCTTCTTTAGTCATCCCCAGATCCTTTGCGCTGCCGCCCAAAATTCCGGGGACTTATTTTTCCACATCCAGTGTCCAAAATCGGGGCTGATTAGTTCAAAAAGCTCGTCGCTATTTTTTGCGGTGGTCATAAGCTTCTCGCGCACACGCGCTATTCTCGCCAGATCATCGATGGCCCGGCTCAAGTTTTCGTCAGAAAGATCCTCACAATCAGCGTTGTCAAAAACCCGCCAGCCAATTGGATTTGAGTAGACCAACTTCACCGGAATTTTTTCTTGAGAGGATTGCTTCAACCAATGTTGGTAGAGCGCTACCTGCCGAACATGATCAGGGCGAGGCTTGGCGGGGAGAGAACGCACGTTGAAGCCGCGCTCATTTTTTGCCAGGGAGGGCCAACTCGTCTTAATTTCAATGACGCCGCCAAAGGCTTCCACGTCAATCTCGCCAATGTGGTAAAGCTCGTTGCTGACGAGCTTCGTGCTGACCCAACGACCATCGGTCACCTTGTTTGCGCCCTGGACGGCGTGAGCCAGGCCCTCGGCTGTGTGCTTCAGGATTAGCTCTAGGTTAGTGCCGACCGGGCCAGCGGGTGCGTCTTTAGCCTTACGTGGCTCATAAATGCCGTCGCGGAATATCCCGTGTTTGATTTGGTCGTCAGCGTCGTGCTCGACAAATTCATGCTCGTCAAAATAAGCAATCGCGTGGTGCATTGCCTCGCCGACCGGCATCTTTTTGATGACAATATTCTTGGCGTATTCCTCAGCGACCCTCCCGCCATGAGCGTTACAACCAAACTGATCGCGGAGTTTCTGGGGCCTGGCGATAACCTTTGTAAAAAACTCAAGACAGGCTGGCCTGTTTGCAGCGGAGGGCGAATGAGCCTTGAAGTTCAGTCTATTTGCCCACTCAGGCGTCGTTTCGAAGTCGTCTGCCATTTTAGTAACCCCCAATGTTTATGATGGCATCATATACATTTGAGTTACCTTTAAGATAGACCAATACGTATAAAAAAAGCCCCTGCTACTAACAGAGGCTTTTAAAGGCGGTTATTTATTAAAGAAAATGTTACCCCGTTTTGCGTTTTTTGGCAGTTTCCGGCTTATTATTTCGCAGCTTTAAATTTGTTTTGTATGGTGAATTAATTTTTTCTTCCTCTGCGAGCACCTCAATAAGAGCCAGATCCCCGGGTTTAATTCGAATCGTGATCCTATTTGCTTCGTCATCGCTTGGCTTGTCAAAAACTAGATCGTCGATAGAAACATCGAGTATTTTGCTAAGTTCTCCCAACTGGCTCGCGCGCGGCTCAACCTCACCACGCTCCCAGCGCCGATAGCCATGGACGGTGACGCCAAGTTTATTTGCGAGTTCGGTTGCTGAGAACCGAGTAGCTTTTCTATATTTTCTCAAAAACATTTCAGTTTCATTCTCCCGTTTGTTTTAATGTTGTGGTGTGTTTTGGCATCGGGTCGGACGCTGAGACCCAATTTTGTATGTCAAAAAGATCGAGAATTTCGTCGTCCAGGTCGTTGAAAACAGATTTGATACTGTCATAGAGAAAAACGACTGACTCTATGTGTGTATAGAGCGCCTCGCGAGTTGGTCGGAAATGAGGGCCTTCTGGTGACTTGCCGTAGAAACTTTTCTTCGTGTGCCAGTCTTCCTTTTCCTCAGTTGCTAAGCCAATTTTGAGGATAATTTCTTTCGTTTCGTCGAATTTATTGCTGAAATACGGATCGAGCAGATTTTTCCAAATTTGTTCCGTCAACGGCAAATCGTTGGCCCAAGCAGCAATTAAAATGTGCGAGTACCTGCTATTTCGCGGAGACATGTAAACTGCCCTGTCTTTTATTTTATGATTTTCAGAGACGCGCGGCATTCGCAAATTTGTCGCCGGGGCATAAAGGCCGTATCCAAGCCGGAGATCACGCGGAAGGTCGTCAGCCCAGCAACCAAAATCGTTTTCATACGACTTTTTTGGCGAACTCGTCGTCAACGATATCCGGCGCGCACCGCTGGCATAATATCGCGCTAGCATTTCCTTAATCTTCGAAGATTCAAGTGGGTCAATTAGAACCTTTTCTGTTCTCTGTCTGCCTTTGAATAGGTCAATAACATTTGTCCCGACCTCCCTGTTTTTGCGGATTCGATTGATAAAATTATTCATCGAAGTTCCTTTTTTTCTTATGCGGCCATCTGCGTGACCGTTACGAAGACTATGATGATCAATCGCCAGTAACAAGCGGTATCTTTTTGTTATCGTTAACCGACAGTTACCCATATGGTAATTGCCATGTATTTTTCACAATGGATGGCCTCCACGAGCCGCAGTCAAACGTCCGTCGCTCACCAACTCGCTGTAACCCGCAGTTACGTCAATATGATCCTCCAAGGCCGCCGCAAACCCTCTTGGGAGGTTGCAGCCAGAATTTTGGCAATTACTCATGGCGAGGTGACCGCAAACGACCTCGTTGCGGAGTTTTCTGCGGATGACTAGGCGTACTCAAGACAATTATCCGACACCCCACAGCATTATAAACGTGCTTTTGAGCCGTTTGAATTGGCCTGCGGGTGATGTTTGGGAGCCCTGCGCGGGTGATGGCAGGCTAGCAGAAGCTATGACAAACAGAGGTAAAGACGTGATTAGTCACGACATTGCGACGGGCAATGATTTTTTTGACTTCAAAAAAGCTGAGGCTCCGACATTAATCACCAACCCGCCTTTTGGTTTAATGAGGAAATTCATCGATCATGCTTTTGCCATAGGCATCGAGCGCATGGCCCTGGTGTGCAATGAACGCCTTTGGGCTTGCAATAAGGGCTATGAGCAATGGAACAGGCATCGGCCATCTCGGCTCATCAACCTGACGTGGCGTGAGGACTTTCTAGGCAAGGGTGGGGCTCCAGATCGTGCACTAGCCGTAAGTATCTGGGACACGCCCCACGCAAAGAATTGCGCTTATGAGGTGTGGCCCCGTGACTGAGGC